TTTAACTTCTTTTCCAAAGGAACTTGACATTATGGATAGGATAGACTATGATGAACAATATACTAAATCGTTTGTGGAACCATTAAGGAATATAACTGAGAAGATGCTTTGGAAAATTGATGACAGTTATGGAACACAAGGTACTTTAGAGGAGTTTTTTTAAAAAAGTACTTGCCTTTTGTATGAAAGCCGTATATTATACATGAATACTCAATGATGAGTATAAACGCATGAACTATCTGGCGTGGCCACTGGCCTTAAACTGGGTAAAGATTGCACTTAACAGGCCGAAGGCCGAATAAGGAGTTACAAGATGTCTATTATTAGTAAAACATTTATGGGAGAGCCTGTAGATATTTCAAAATACGATCCGATATTTCCAGATGGAGGTATTCGTGAAACCATATTCAAGAAGGGAACTTTTGTGAAGTGGTATTGGTTGTTTATTGGTGATTGGAAGATTGATGACCCACGACTAGATAATACGGGTGTTAAGGCCGAACAGAATAAAGGTGAAGATTCTGATGAAATGGCTTATGATTATGAAGTAAATGGCTGGGATCAAGGTTCATTTCCCCCTGCTTTGGGAACTGACGGTGATATGCGAAATGGCCGAACAAGGGTCATTGCCGCAATTAAGAAAGCCCAGCAGTGGATTCCAGCTGCACTTTTTAATTTTGAAGAAACTGATACTCCTGTAAAGGATAAGGTAACAGAAGGTCTTCGAGCTAATGTTCAAAAACCTATGACTCGTTCTGTAACAGAAGATTTTGTTGCTGGTGGTGTCGCTGCAATTGATGCTGGAGAACTGAAGCGAGATGCAGATGAAATCATGGATTGGTTAGTCAATGATACGAATATTGGAGATCGGTTTGGTAATGAAAATGGTCAGTGGACCCGAATTGTTAATATGATTCTCGAAAGAAGTGTTAGTAAAGATAATTTAACACTAGTTTTGAGTCGTGATGATTGGTTTAGTTGGATTAATTTTATTCCAAACATAGATTTAACAAAGGTTATTTTATATAAGGCTGGAACAAGTTCACAACCTTCTCGTTTTTGGAGTGATCATGTTCTGCCTAATGCTGGTAAAATGCCACCAGTTATCCTTTATACTGATGCATATTCACCAGAAAAATGTTCAGCTGTTGTTGAAGGTTTTATTTCAGAACTCGCTAAAATGTATACACAAACCTATGCAGTAGTGAATAATGATTTGGCAGGTGGGCCCTTGTCATTAACTACCCCGGCTACTCGACCATACAATATTATTGGGGTGTGTCCTAATCTTAAGCGGGGAGATCAACCACAAAACTATAAGAATCATATTCTAATGGATGTTACACAATATGTGGCAGATGGAGCTCCTAAAGAAGATGATGATTATAGTGGTATCGAAGCAGCATTAGGTATTGCTGCATAATGTATGATTAAAAATCTTTTAATAGATCATATTAAAAACAACGTGCCGGATAGTAAAGTTGCCGTTTTGCTATCCGGCGGCGTTGATTCTATATCCGTAGGTCTTGCTGCACAATATGCTGGTAAGAAAGTTCATGCGTACAGTTTTCAACTAGGAAATCAAACGTCATATGATTTTGCTAAGGCCGCAGAAGTTTCATATAAGATGAAATGGGAATTTACGCCAGTCGTAGTTCCTAAAGAAAATCTAATTCCTGATTGGCATAGACTTGTAGAATTGGGTTGTAGAAAAAAGACCCACTTTGAAACGGTCTTTCCATTTTTGTATGTATATCCAGAAATAGAAGAAACTTATGTTGTAACTGGTTGGGGTGCTGATGGATATTTCGGTGTAAGTAAGAAGGCAATGATGCGTTATAGTTCAATGCAGAAAGGTAGAAATTATGTAACTTATTGTAAAGAACATAACCAGAAAAGATTAAATTTCAATCAGTTTAGAGAAGCTTATTTTGCAGAAGGACAATGTGCTGGATTAGATTGGCACAATAAATTGGTTGTTGAACATAACAAGAAACATATTACACCATACCTTGATGAGAAGGTTCGTGATTATCTAATGAGTAAAACTTATAGAGAATTAAATACACCAAAACAGAAAAGTATTGTAAGAAGGGACTTTACAGAATTCAAAAAGTTTGGTAGAATAGAGACTCATATAAATTTACATCTTGCATCTGGCGTAGATAAGCTATTTGAAACATTGCTAAATAATGATGAGATTAATTTTAAGGGTCGAAAAAGAATGATGGATGTAAGCAGAGATTGGAGCAATGGTGTACTCCCCGTATAAATTACAAGATGTATATGATGCAGCTGCACAAGAGAAGTTTAAAGTCATATCGACCTTCGCCGGCGGTGGTGGAAGTTCAACAGGGTATCGTCTAGCTGGTGGTAAGGTTCTTGTTATCAACGAATTTGTAGAAGAAGCACAAAAGACATATGCAGAGAATTATCCAGACACGGTTATTCTTCCTGGCGACATCAAGGAGTTAACAGGAAAAGATTTTCTGGATGCCGCTGGTGTTGGTGTTGGTGAGATTGATATACTAGATGGTTCACCACCCTGTTCTGCCTTTTCTGTGGCTGGTAAATTGTCCCACAATGTACATGAAGAAGAACATGTAGATTTATGGGGTAATGTAACAATAGAGAAAGTGTCAGGCAAGCACTCTGATGGTTGGGGCCAAACTAAAAATTATTCCGATGGTAAGATTGTAGAGAATATTGAAGACTTGTTCTTTGAGTTTTTACGAGTTGCGAAAGAGATTAAACCCAAGGTGATCGTGGCAGAGAATGTCAAGGGGTTGACTATCGGTGAGGCCAAGGAGTATTTTAATAAGATACTTAATGAATTTGAAAACATTGGTTATGAGGTTTGCGCTAAGGTGTTGGATAGTAGATATTATGGTGTATCTCAAACAAGGACTAGGGTTATATTTATTGGTGTTCGTGAAGATGTTGCAAAGAAAACTGGATATAATTTCATGAACATCTCCCAAATATTTCCAGAACCAGATAAAGAAGTTATTCCTGTTAAGGATGTTATGGTTGGTTTGGAATATGATCCAGAAGAGATAAAGTATTTGACCGATAAATTTACCAACACTGCATATTGGAAACAGACGGGTAGTAAGATGCCTATTGATCCAGATAAAGTTCTTACTGGTGGAGATTATCATCCTAAAGGACATCATTTTAATCTTAAAAGATTATCGCAATATACACCAAGTCCCACTATCACGGCCATGGGCTCGGCCGATACAACTGCTGGTGCATTTCACTGGATTGAACCAAGGAAGTTGACTTTAGGTGAATTAAAGCGTATAATGAGCTTACCTGATGATTTCAAGTTGACAGGTAAATGGAATCAAAAGGCAGAAAGGCTGGGGCGCATGGTGCCAGCGATAATGATGGAAAAAGTTGCAACATCAATTTATGAAAAGGTATTGGAGAAATATAATGGCTGATTTTACATTTGCACATCGGCAAGAAGGATTTGATGAACACATTGATTGGTCAATTCGTGGGTATAGCAATTTACTTGGAGATATTATAAATTTCTCAAGATATTTTGTAGAAGAAAATACAAATGTAGTTGATCTTGGTTGTTCTACAGGTAAGACAACAGAGGGAATGTTGTTACATAATAAGGATCATTGTAATAATGCTACATATGTTGGTGTTGAAATAGCTGAAGGATTTTTTGGTAATTTAGATGAACGATTAGAGAAATTAAACAAGAAAGAACCTTGGGCTCAAGTTGAGTTTCATAAAGGAGATGTTAGAGATTACGAGTTCGATAATTGTTCTCTTGTAACATCAATTTTTACTTTACAATTTATGCCTAAGAAAGATCGTAAGGCTGTAATTGAAAAAATTTACGATGGTTTAAATATTGGTGGTGCTTATATATTTGCAGAAAAAATATATACAGAAAATGCATTTATTCAAGATATCTTAACTTTTAATTACTATGACTTCAAAGGCCAGAAATTTAATTATGATGATATTATGAGTAAGGAACAAACTCTTAGGCATATGTTAAAACCTAATACATGGAAAGAGATTGAAGACATGTTGATGGGAGCTGGATTTAAGAGTGTACAAGTTTTCTGGCAGAACTTTTTATTCCTTGGCGCTATTGCAATAAAATAAGGAGATATATAATATATGACTGATTTTTTAAAGAATGTAATCAAGGATGTGGGAAATGAATATGCATCCTTGGTAGTTGACGGTGTAGAAGCCGGTGATGTAGATTCGTTTATTGATACTGGTTCTTACATTTTTAACGGACTATTATCTGGTTCGCTTTACGGTGGACTAGCTGCTAATAAAATCACGGTCCTCGCCGGCGAATCTGCGACAGGCAAGACCTATTTTCTAATGGGCATTGTTAAAAACTTTCTTGACAAAGACCCCAACGCTGGTGTAATTTACTTTGAAAGTGAATCTGCAATCACAAAGCAGATGGTGGTGGACAGGGGTATAGACCCTAATCGTATGGTCATTATGCCTGTGACAACCGTACAGGAATTTCGTACACAAGCTCTAAAGGTTCTGGATTCATATCTTTTACAAAATGAATCAGACAAAAAACCTTTATTTTTGTGTCTTGATTCACTTGGTATGCTATCTACTACCAAGGAAGTAGAAGATACATCAGATGGTAAAGAGACAAGAGATATGACAAGGGCCCAAGTTCTCAAAGCTGCATTTCGTGTATTGACTTTGAAACTAGGTCGTGCCAAAGTTCCTATGGTTGTCACCAATCATACCTATGATGTTATCGGTTCCATGTTTCCCCAAAAAGAAATGGGTGGGGGCTCTGGTTTGAAATATGCTGCATCGTCCATCATCTATCTATCTAAAAGGAAAGAGAAAGACGGCACAGAAGTTGTTGGTAATATTATTCATTGCAAGAATCATAAATCTCGTTTGACTGTAGAGAATAAGGTAGTTGATGTTCGGTTGACTTATGATAAGGGATTAGATCGACATTATGGATTGTTAGAGCTTGCAGAGAAACATGGAATTTTCAAGAAGGTATCTACACGAATTGAATTGCCTGACGGTTCCAAACAATTTGGTAAAACTATTTTGAACAATCCAAAAGATTATTTTACTGATGAAATTATGCAAAAATTAGAAACTGCTGCAATGAAAGAATTTAGATATGCTACAAGTGATTGAGGATTGTTGTTCTACATCATATCTAGATATGTTAAAATTTGCTGCGATGAATAGTAGTAATTGGAATCTCAAATATCCGATTGGTATGTCATTTGAAGATAAACATCTAAAACTTGATATTATTGAAAATGAGCCAATAGATGAAATATTAGCTGGAATGGCAATGGGCCTTCTTATTCAGATTTATGATAAGAGAAGTGATTTGTTTTATCCAGAGGTTTCTTATTGTGGTATAAGTATGAAGGACAAACATCGCTTAGATAATAGACATATCGACCATGAACATGATACGGATTACATCAAGATTGTTGGGTTGTTAAACAGTAATTGGAATTCCAAAGATGGTGGATTATTTCTACATGGTGATGAAGCAATTCCTATGGTGCCCACTCATTTTGTTGTGTTTGACCCAAGAGTTCAACATTGCGCTTCTGAAATTACTACGCATGAAAAGCGATTGGGTATTGATTTTACAGTAAAGAAAAAATAATGGATAATTTAGTTAGAATTTATAATGATGTAATGACGGATGAGAAGTGTCAATATTTTGTTGACAAATTTGAAGCCCATCCAGAAATGCATAAGTTACAAGATTGTGGTGAGGGAAAAACTTTGACTGTGTTGAATTTAATGTCTTCTCCTGATACACCATTTAAAGAAGATTTGGATTTTCTTAGTAATTTGTTTATGGAAAATGTTGAAAAATATAAAAAAGATTGTCGTATAAAACCATTTCAGTTTCCAGAAAAATTTGGTGTAGAAGCATTTAAGATAAAACGATATTTGCCTAATACAACAGATGAGTTTCCTGCTCATGTTGATGTCAGAGACTATGAAACGGCCAGACGTTTTCTGGTTATGTTTGTCTATCTCACAGATAATTATGCAGGGCAAACAGAATTAGAAGTTTTAGCTGGTTCGTCACCTTGTCGGATAGGGTCTATTTTACTTTTTCCTCCACTGTGGCCTTGGATACATGCTGGAAAAGCACCTGTGAAAAATCCAAAATATATCATGGGAAGTTATTTGCATTATGTCTGAGGTTGTGAATATTAATGGAACAAAGTTGCCCATAGAAGAATTGCATCTTTCATTTTTGATTCATAAACTTAGAAATGAATATGGTTTTTTGGAATCTTCCAGAAATAATATTCCTATAAGTGGAACTGGTGAAATTATGCCCCTTTACACATATCCATGTTACGAATACCTTAGAAGTATAGATTGGATCGGTGCTAAAGTGTTTGAGTATGGATGTGGTTATAGTACTCTTTGGTGGTCATCTCAAAAAGCAGATATTTATGGAATAGAGAGTGAACAAGAATGGGCAGATAAAATAAATTCATATGGAAAATTAGAAAACATCAATGTTGAAACTAATATAAAAGAATATGTTGCATCCATACGCAAGCATAAAACAAAGTTTGATGTTATTATTATAGATGGCCTTGCAAGATATGATTGCGTATCTCCAGCTATAGATGCTCTGAAAGATGGTGGTATAATTATATTAGATAATAGTGATTGGCATACAAATACTAAGGAACTTTTGGATGACAATTCTGAATTGATACCTGTACATTTTAGTGGATTTAAACCAATACATGTAGAAACTGAAACGACTTCTTGTTATATACATAGAAACTTTAATAGAAAATCTAGAACTATTTTGCCAATGGGTGGAACGAAGAGGACTCGTCATGAAGATGATTTACCAAGAGAATAATAATGCCTGATATAAAAAATAACTATACATTTGTTTCACAGGAAGACGAAGATTTTGCTTCCATAATGATTAAGGATGGCAAGTTCAAGGATGTAATATATAATTATGGTAAGGTATCAATTCCAGAAGAAGATAATTTAAATGAAGATGGAACCTTGCCTTTTCGTTTTGAATATACTATAATAGACAATGTAGGAATACCAAGAGAAGAATTTGATGAAGAATTTTTTACTTTCATTGGTGATATTCTAGTGGATATCATAAGTGATCAATCAAAGGAAGATGATATTAAATATGCTACAGACGATTGAACGAACAACACTTACACAGCTTGTAACCAATGAGCAATATGCTCGTAAAGTATTACCGTTCATGAAGAAAGATTATTTCTCTGATAGAACAGAGAGAACCATCTTTGAAGAGATAACAAAATTTGTAGATAAGTATAATAAAATACCTACACAAACTTCTCTGGAAATTGAGGTACAGGGAAGAAAAGATTTAAACGAGAATGATTATAAAAAAGTTGTTGCTGTCATTCAGACACTCAGCTCTACTGATGTAGACTTTGATTGGTTAGTAGATACTACAGAAAAGTTTTGTAAAGATAAGGCTGTGTACAACGCTATTGTTGAAGGCATATCTATTATTGATGGAAAAGATAAGGATCGTGGCCCAGATGCTATTCCTGGCATTCTTACTGATGCCTTGGCTGTTGGTTTCGATAATGCTGTTGGCCATGATTACCTTGATGATTCAGAATCACGCTTCGATTATTACCATACAGTAGAAAAGAAGATTCCATTTGATTTAGAATTTTTTAATAAAATCACAAAGGGTGGACTTCCACCAAAAACACTGAATATTGCACTTGCAGGCACAGGTGTAGGTAAAAGTTTGTTTATGTGTCATGTTGCAGCAAACTGCCTTAGTCAAGGTAAGAATGTACTTTACATCACCTTGGAGATGGCTGAGGAACGCATCGCAGAACGTATTGATGCAAACCTTATGAATATTTCTATGGAAGATTTGCATAATCTACCCAAGCAAATGTTTGACAACAAGATTGCTAAGATTATCAAATCAACTTCTGGCAAACTTATTGTCAAGGAATACCCAACAGCATCAGCTCACTCTGCACATTTCAGAGGACTGATTAAAGAACTTGCTATCAAGAAGTCATTTAAACCTGATATTATTTTTATAGATTATTTGAACATTTGTGCATCTAGTCGATTTAAAGGAGCGCAAAATGTTAACTCTTACATGTATATCAAGTCGATTGCAGAGGAACTTAGGGGATTGGCAGTTGAGACAAATGTTCCAATTATGTCGGCAACACAAACCACTAGATCAGGTTTCTCCAATTCAGATGTTGGTCTTGAAGATACATCTGAAAGTTTTGGCTTACCCGCTACTGCTGATCTCATGTTTGCACTCATTTCTAATGAAGAACTTGATGAGCTCAACCAAATCGCAGTCAAGCAACTC